TTAGGGTTTCATTGAAACCTATTGGGTTGTTTGGACAGTGATACGACGACATCGCTATCGCCCCGCCTCTGCAAGCTGCTGGATACAGTATAAAGAGGCGGGGCGTTTGTGTTTACTGCTGCGACAAATGCCGCTCTGCTGCCTCTACTGACTGGAATACAGGGCCTATACGGCGTCCTGTGGGGCCGTAGACCCTCACACCTGCCCTGCTTGATGTTTGGACCGCACGATGACCTTCTGGGGTTGTATAAATAGCTCCTCCGCGATTATTCAGGGAGCGTTGAGGTGAGAACCTATTGGCAGCTTTGCGGATCTCCATCTGCTCCTCGGTCTTCGCCTTTCCGTATTCTGACTTCAGCTTGAGTTCACCCTTTTGTTTTCTCGGGTCAAGCGATGTCTTTGTCAGCGTTGGCTGCAGTTCAGGGCTTGTGAGACCTCTGAGCTGCATCACACGGAACACACTGGAGCCGATGTCTCCCTCCTTGGTGATCTGCTGAGTTGGCTTCATTTCCCCGGTCACCTCGTCCACTCGATCAGTGAATGCTTTCCTAAGCAAATCGTAGGCACTCATTCTTCCCTTGATGTTTGATATGGACTTCCCAAGAACTCCCTTCTGATAAGCTGGATGAACTGGTAGCCCCATGGATTTGGGGTCAACGATTACGTCAGGTGCTGTTTTGTCAAACTGGATAACCTTCACTATGTCGCCCGTCCTGTAACCTTGGTCATCTTTGTAATCGTTCAGCTCATTGAACATGTCCTTCCAGAAGATTCCGCCATGCTTCTTCTTGTATTCGTTGGATGCGATCTGTTGCCAAAGCGTTTTTCTGCTACCAAAAGTCATGTTGGGGATCGCTTCCTCAATCTGAGCGATTGTCTTGAACTCAAATGTCTCCCATTTTGACGGCTTGCTTGGGACGAACTTCTCACCTTTGGCCTTGGCTTCCGCTTTGGCTTCCTTGTCCTTCTTGATCCGGTCCTGCTTCGCCTTCTTCTGAATCATGGAAGAAGCTTTTTTGAGAATCTGAGGCAGTTCTTCCTTCACTCCCGGAATGTTATCAACGTCATATTTGAACTCCTCCAGCATGACCTCGGAGTAGGTCTTGTTTCCAGCAACAGACTCCTCCTTCTGCAGGACTACGAGCCCGATGCCGTCTGTCTGTTGGATAGCTGTCCTGAGCTGGGAGGCAATAGATCCACCCTCTACGGCCCATGCTATGGTGCCTTGATTGTCTGCCAAGTCAGGATGATCAGGTCCGCCGCGGAGCTCAAACACACGTCCGGATCTGGCAGTGTACTCACCAACCTTCATGCGGTCAGCCATCATGATGAACGCCTTTTTCCCGGCGAGCTGCTTGATGTCGTAGCCCGGGTCATTCGTGGCGGGGCTGAACCTAGCCATCACACTCGGCGTGAGTGAGACCACTCCATTCAATATGGTTCCTGATTCAGAGGGATCATTCAGCTTCCGCTGAACAATTGATGGTCGATCTGCTGCAGGCGAGAACCTGATGTCATCAGACTGGACATTGAACCTTTCAGACAAAGGGATCAGGTTTCCCTTGTCGTCGTATGTGGCTGGGTCTGCGGATTTGATTTGGTCTGGGTCGCGGACCAGCCACATGTTGCTGCCATCTGGTCCCTTCACGTTGACCGAATCATACCCGCCGTATTCATAGTCTGAGGAAATGGAATCCAAGCGCCTGTCAACGATGCTTTCAGCGTCCGTCCAAGGAGTGATGCTTGAAGATGGTTTGTATGTGTCTGCGGTAATTATTAAAGGTTTTTCACTTTTAATGAACGCAGCCACAACTCTCGGTGCGCCTCTGTTGTCTTTGCTTGAATCTGGGTTATTTGCGTAGAATTCGGCATTGCTTTTTTCAGTAGTGAAGTAAGACCAATCGTATCCTTCAGTAATGTCAGGATACGCCCTATCATTGCCCTCTGGGTCAAAAATGGTGAATTCGGAATCCGTCCCATGATAAACAGGTCCCACATTATAACCCGCCTTCTTGGCTGCCTCGTCTACCAACCTTTGAGCAGTCTCCATGTCACCAGACTGGACGGCTTTGGCATGGTCGGTGTCTAGCTTGGCCGGGGAGAACCTGACACCTGCTCCTTGTGCAGGCTCATCTCTCCTAGATATATTTATTTCCTCACCGTTCCTAGTCTTGATCTTGATGTCCGCATCATTGAACGCAACATAATTGAAAGTCTGAACTTCCTCTCCCGAAGCTTTCCTTGACATTCTGTCCTTGTACTTAATGCCTTTGATTCCGTAAACATTCAGCAGATCAGAAGCATTCTTTTGGCGATCTTTCATGGAGTCACCGACGAATTCCAATGCAGCATATATTTTTTCACCCGTTAGGCTTTTCCTCATGGGCCTTGCGTCAAACGAGTATGTGCCATGGATTTGCTCAAACAATCGAGCCACCTTGTATTCTTTGGATCGATAGAAGGCGTCAAAAGCAAGGCTGTCTGGATGTTGTGGGTCCTTTTGTAAAAGAGCCGCTTCAGCGAGTCTTTCGGATTCGTCTAAGAATGATTTATAATTGTCCCTCGTCACCCCTAAAGATTCTGCCATTCGATCAATAGAACTCTTAACGAAATCCGACTGGTTGTCATAGTTCTCGTCCCATTTGATCAGCGTGGATTCGTCAGCATCGAAGTCTACCTCATACAGATTGCCTTTTGGTTCACTAATGGAATCCTTGCTGGCTCCTTTATTCCTTTCGTAAAAGTCCATCAACCTAATCACAGGCTCATTCACAGAATCTTTGAGCCTAAAGATTGAATACTCAACTTGCTGCCTAACGTAGTCTGTGTCCAGCCCCTCTTTGACTCGTTGAAAGTAAGACTTGATATAGCTGTGCAGGTCAGCCTGAAGCGGACCAACATTAAACTCCCAGACGGGAGGCATCAGCTCATTGTTAACCACCATGTCTGGTTTCAATGTATTCCTGTAGTGGTCTGCGACCTTCCTGTCTTCAGCAAAATAGAGACCATAACCATAAGCCGTAGCCCCTTCACCTGTGCCAATCTTTGACAGGCTGAACTCATCAAACTTGTGTGGAGATCCATGATAAGCAGGAACGAACCGTATTGTTCCGGGTGCAGTTGTGAATCCACCGTTGGCTGCCATGGAATACGGTTTATCAGAAACTGTCCTAGATCCTCCAATGGGAGTAAAGTGTGTCTGCGCTCTCTGGTATGCAGACTCCGAAAAAGAGACGATCGGCCTACCTTCTTTTTGCTGCAACGCTACGATCCGATCGAGACGAAAACTGCGCCAAGGAAAATCTTTCCCACCTTCAAACAGCCTCCTTTGTCTGGCTGTCATTGTGCCTTCTGGAACCTCAGGATTCCCTTTGACGTTTCGCACACTGAGAATCTTGTTCAGGAAGTCACTCTTACGCTGCGATCCCAGAACTTCAGCGGTCCTCTTCTCGCCAGATCTCAGCGCATTGATGTAGCTGTGCAGGTCCAAGAACATCTGAGCCTCTGAACCGAAAATCTTCTGCATCTCCGCCGTCTGATTGTAAAGCCTGCTGGCCTTCGACTCAGTGAGGCTCATGTCTAATACACGTGTAGTGATCGTTCCGGTGATAGGGCTGACCACGATGTCATAAAGCAGCGCATTACGGTTGCTTATGGGAAGATTCTTTGCTCGCGTCTTCCCGAGCTTCGTCTTCATCGTGGAGGCTCCGTATGTCACGTTCACATACTGATCTGCTTCATTGATCTTTGAGTATTCTGCCAGAGCCTTCTTTATCGTGTCGTTAATGAGAGGCGAATCCAACAAAGCCTGAAGCTGGCCAGCACTAAAGCGAGCCCCCCTGTAGCTACCGTCTGGCTGCCTTGTCAGTCCTCCTTCCCCACCTACTTGATCCAGAATGTTTGTGATGGTTCTGGCTCGTTCCTTGGCGATCTTCTTCTGCTCAGAGTCGCCCATGATGACGCGCTTGCCGCTCCGGTCTGTCTTGGCGACTCCCATGGCCTCCATCTCTCGGAAGGTGTCGTCGTCTGACAAATCGACTGCGCTATAGGTCTTGACTGGCTCGTCTATGGAGAGGTCCACCTTCCTGCCTGCTTCCCTGCGAGCCTTGACGAGGTCTCGCATAGCAGAATCAAGTCTTCGTGACTGGCGGATCTGCTGGTCGAAGATCGGGCTCTGGAAGGCATCATAAACGCGATCCAGTTTGCCTTTTGCGAAGCGATCAAAGACACCTTTGAGGCCTTCTGCAAAGCTGCTTCCAGAAAAGATGTAGTTGCTGTTTTTCCCTTTGATGAAGTTGGCGAAATACTCTGCCCCCATCTCCTCGAGAATGTAGTCCACCTTTGCCTGAGAAGATCCCCCCATCTTCTCTTGATACCTTTGGCTGATGTCTATCTGCTTGCCCAATCTGTTCTCGTAATCCCGAATGAAATCATTCACCTGTTCTGGTGAATACATACGGCCAATCGTGTTTTTGATTGTGCTGACCATCGCATCGAAGCCATCCAGCCGCGCCATCGCATGAAAGGTCTCATGAAGCATCGTCTTAGCGTCTGCATTGACGTTCAGGTATACGACAGGCTTGCCGTCCTCCTCACCGAGAAACCCTGCAGCGTCCCCAAGCTTCGTTCCTTTTTGATCGACCACGAAGTCAGGGTCCACGTGACGAACTGTGGCTGATCCCTGTAGAAGGATCTGCTCAGCATCCATTCGAGCTATCCGGTCTTCTCGGCTAGAGATGCTAGCAAGACGTTCCCTGTCCTCAACGGACTTTGTCTCAATCCACCTTCCGTAGTCGCTATCTTGAGCATTGCGGAGAGAGGCCCCTGTCAAGCCTTCGACAGTCCTCCCCAATGTGGCGCCGCCTGCACCAAGAACTCCGCCAGAGCCTATACCCTGAGCGAGTCCCTCGAGCCCGCCAGAAGCGAGACCGATGCCTCCACCGACAGCTCCACCAATGACTGCACCAGTTGCCGCTCTGCCTGCGTAGTCTACTGGTCTGTCAAGGAACTGCAGCCTTCCTGCGAGCTTGCCTGCGATCGTATCAGGCTGATGCATGTGCACACGAGCCATTCCTCCCAGTCTGGTTGGAGTGTGAGACATCGCTTCACCAAAACCTGTGAGAAGCCCTCCTGCGACATCAAGCAGTGTCGGTGTTGCCACTGCGGCCCCGACAAGGCCTGCAGTTCCTCCACCGACGACACCTCCTGCGACAGCAGCACCAACGCCACCGGGCACCACTACATTAGCTAGTCCACCAGTGGCCTCGTCTATGATCTCTGTCGCTCCCTTAACCCGGTTCTTGGCTCCCTCAATGAGTCCGCCAGTGTATTCGGAGGCGATCGATGCTGCTCTACCAGCCGCCCTGACCGGAGCCCCGAGTGTTCTTGCAGCAGCCCGACTTGCTTTGGATGCGAGCTTGCCTCCCGGGACAACGAATGTAGGATCGATGAACTCACCAGTGAGCTCGGCTGCTTGAGTGTCGATTTTGGCAAGGTCAAGCTTGGCTCCAGCCATGCCTGCCCAGTCAGCATATTCGTTCCACGCCGATTTATCACCTCGCTCAATGGCACCTCGAACATTCTGAAGCTCTTTTAATTTGACGAAATTGTTATATTGGTTTGTCGTCTCGTCCTCGCTGACTCCGCCAAAAGCATCAATCTTTGATCCGATGTATCCTTTGGCCATCTGGATCAGGGTCTCAGTGTCGTAGGTGCCTCGAGCTGCTCCCTCCAGAAATGTTCGGGCAGATGTCCCCGGATCAAATATGTTGCCATAAGTCCGAACAGCATCAGGAAGGTTGTTTACAATCCTCGCCGCTGTGTCTACAGCAGCTTCGGCCACAACTCCGGGGACCTGACCCCACGTCATGTCAGGACGCGCCTGCTTATAACGGACAAAGTCCTCCCGGGTCAGGGAGGACGATGGCGTTTCAGGATTGTCAAATCGAGCTACCAACTTTTCATCTGGCTCAGGGTAGTCTCGCTTAATGATGTCCTTGATCCTGTCCTCAGACATCTGGTCTGGGAACTCTAAATTGACATCATAGTCCTCAAGATAGATTTGCTGCATTATCGTGATTCCAATTGACCCGACATTCCGTAGGTGAAAGTTTTGCCCATAGGGCCCTGTGCTTGCCCCGTTCCGCCTTGCAGAGGAGACCAGCTAATTGCATTGGCCCTGTTTTTTAGTTTACCCTTGAGGTCACTCTGAAGCTCTTTGAGGACTTTGATGTTCACATCACTGAATGACATTATCTTTGTGACATCAGGTATGACGGTTGCCAGTATCTCCCATTCACCTGCTGAAACAGCTCCAACCCCAACAATTTGCTCTTTAAGCTCGCCCATAAGGCGTTTCTGGATGCTCGTTGCTCTTTGCCTGTTTGTGGGATTCAGTTTTCCAGAAAGGCCCTGCTTCGCAATATCAATAAGCTCTTGGATCTTTTCAATGCCCTCTTGTGTTGGGATGGCAAACTCACGGAAGTCCTGAGCGATCTGCACAGATGGTGCTACACCATAACCAGCAACTTCGCTGGCCTGAACCTCACGCTGCAGCTTCATCATCGCGATCTGCTCTGATGGGGTCAGCTTGTCCTGTTTAGCGTAGAGCATCTCATATAGATTCTTTGCTTGCGTGGGGTATTTCTCAGCAAGCTCTGGAATGTTTTCCGAGACACGTCTCATCACTTCCTTGCTGGTCTCAAGCCTAGTGTCACCCTCTGCAGCCTGAATTCTGAGAATGTCTAAGTCTCTGGCTGCTTGCTGGACCTCTGGTGAGGGCTCAAGTGCTGGCTCAGGGCCCATAGGTCTCTGCGGCTGGGGTTCAGGTGAGGGTGTTGTGGTGTCTGCAGTCTGTCTAGTGCCAAATCCTCCACCTCTCCTCATAGCCCTCATTTCCTCTCTCATTTCGATTTCTGGAGACCTTCCCTGAGGCTGTGGTGCTTGCGGGGATGACGCAAAAGGGCTGGAGAAGACGTATCCACGAAATGGATCATACTTCTGCGATTGGTCCGATGATGGTTGCCCAGCGAATGATCGAACTGACTCAGGCATTTCCTGCTGGGAATCTGGGTAAGTAAATTCAGGCCTGAACCCTCCCTGCTGCGCTTGAATCAGTCTCTGCTCTGCTGCTGTGATTTCTGGCCCGAAGTCTCTTTGGACCTGCTGTGGCTGGAATGCTCGCAGCATATCAGAATAAAAGCCTTGAGCCTCTTCTTTCTCACGCTGAGCTGCGATCTGTGGATACATCTGAGCATAAGCAGCCAGCTCTGATGCTTCCATACCTTTCAGCAAGTCTGCGTCAGCACCCAATGCAGTCAAAGCAGTGACAGTCCCTTTCTTAAACTGTTCACGCCTCTTCATCTCCTCTTTGCGCTCAGAAAACTTTCTGATCCCCTCACCGAGGCTTGCACCAAATCCTGCGATACCTGCACCGAGAAGCTCTCCAACTCTGGACCTCTCGGTAGGCTGGACGATTCCCTGTCCTTGATATGTCTGCTGTGAAAATGCCATAACTTTATCCGATCAGTTTCTTAATACGTGAGTCCATCCACTTTTTGATGGAAGGCTTGAGCCACTCATTCTTTGACAGCCAGCCAGCGAATCTTTGACCGTATTTGATGTAGAGATCGTGGAACCAGACTGGTGATTCTGTCTCAAGCCATTGCCTGAACAGCACCCACATTGGGTTGTCGGCTCCATATACCTCACGAGCTACCCAGCATTTGCCTTGGAAAATTCCACCAGCAGCAGATCCAAGCCCCTGCATCACTCCGCTCGCAACTCCTGCTCGAGCATTGGCAGATGCTATGCTCGCATTAAGTGCAGCGTTGTAGTTGCCAGCGGCCAGACTGCCAGCATAGGCTGACTCTGGGTTGAAGACCTGCTGCGGAGCCATTCCTTGACCTTGTGCAGCGAGGCCTTGACCAGCAGCGATACCCACTCCGGGTCTACCGAGAATAGCCATGAACGGATCTGCAGCAGTGGCTGCGTTTAAGCCTACCATCTGCTGTGCGAAGGCCTGTCGCCGTCTCTGTAGCTGCTCAGCCTGCAGCCCCTTGACAAGGGCTTCCTGACTGATGTCTGACACACCGAAACCCATTCCACGAGCAGCCTGAGCCCCTCGGACCTGCTGCTCAAGCTCTCTGGCCATAGCTGGAGGAAGAGATGCTCCTGCAGCCAGTTCCTGCTGTGCCTGCCTGTTCAACTCTGACATCAACGCAGCCTGCTCAGGATTGGCCTGCCTGAAGGCCTCAGTGGCCCTCTGACCGAGTCTCTCGACTGCAGCGATGTCTCCTTCTCGAGTTACATCAAGGCCAGCCACATCGGCTCTGGCGAGCCCGGGCATAATGTCTCGTTCATACAGCTCAAGCAAACCGGGCTGACCTTCGCTTCCGCGCATGAGATCCCTCAAGACCTGCAGGTTCAGGCGGGCCTCTGCTGGCCTGCCATATTCCTGACTGGCTTCAGCAGCAAACAGGTCAGGGGCCAAAGCTATTTGAGCCTCTAGTGTCTCACGTGTCTCCTTGCCATAATCCCGAGGCGGAGGTGCCTCTGCGCTATACATTCCCATGGTAGTTGTCCTGTTGGTATTGTCTGTGTAATTTACTAAACTCTCTCATCGCATTCCACCCGCCACATAGGTAGACGACTGCGAAGATCACCTCGTGGTAGTGGCTCTTCAAAACATCCGAGTGGACTCTCTTGACCTCGTCCTCGGACTGCTCCCATCTGTTCGCATCGAGCCACGCACTGCAGCTCACAATTATTATTGGCATGAGGAAGCTACTGTGGGCCTGATAAAATGGGTTGGAGCTCAGCTCCAGCATCCACTTCAACTCAGCCTCAATAAGCTTCTCATCAGACTCCACCTTCCCGAGGTCGATCATGTCGTCAATGTCATGTGACCTCTCGGCAAACAATTGAACAAAGTCCCACGCTTTCTCGTTGTTGTGAGTCAGCCTTAGGAAGTCGCTCTTTATGGAGTAGTCAAAATTCATTAGGTTGTGATCATCATGTTGACTGCATAATTAGCTGCAACAGATGTTCCAAAACTTAAAGTCAGTCCACTGGTTGTTCTTGCAGACGTTGTGATGTCATAGACTGGAGTCCCCGGCGAAGTGACGTTTTCTACTCGCACAAAAATAGGCAGGTCAACTGAAACACTGCTAGTGAAGACGACAACAAGCGTCCCAACACTGGCAGCATTTGTCCAAGTTGCAGATGCTATGTTTGTGGCTCCTGTAAAAGTGACCGTGCCAACTCCCGATGTCGCAAACCTTCCTTTCGCTGAAAATGAAGTTGATGACGAGGCGTCCCAGACAAGAGCTGTCCCATTGCTTTGCAGTGTCTCACCATTAGCTCCGAGACCTAAGGTAACCCACGCAGATCCGTTAAAATAAGCCACAGAGCCTGCTGTAGCTATTGATGGTAGCAGTCCCGTGTCTGGTCTCCATTCAACGTTATTGCTGGCATCAGTCGCAAGGAGCTTGTTGGCCCCATCAGTGGTGATTTGATCAACAGCGATTGAGCCTGTGCCATCCTGAGCTGACCACTCTGGGTTCGCTCCAGCCCCTTTGGTCTTCAGGAACTGTCCGTCAGTCCCCGGGGAGAGCTTCACGAGATCGCCGTCCGCATTATAATACAATAGCTGACCATGAGTCCCCGCCTCTAGCTTTGTCAGGCTGAGATTGTGATCGTTGATCTTGCTGTTTATGTTGATCCCCTGCTCGAGCTTGACAGTAGTCACAGATCCGTCTGCTATCTGCGCGGAGCTGACAGAACCTTCCAAAGTGATGGCAGGGGCTCCAAGCAGGTTAAGCTTCGGGTATGTGATCTTCTCGCCTTCAGAGAAGGTGTATCCTTTTCCAACTACAACTGAGAGTGACATAATGTTATGCGGTGATGATTCTGTGGCCAGATGCCGACATGTAGAATTTGAGTGGTGTATAATTCACCGTGGCAACAGTTGTGAACTGTTTGACTGCAACATAAACGTAGTCATTCGCATCCAACTCCACGTGCCCAATAAGTGAGATGTTTTTATTGTGCCCGTTGCTAGGGTGATGATGTATCTGCTCGGTCGCTGTGATCTGAGAACTGGTCGCCGCAGAACTATCATACTTAAACAGGCTGGCCAACACGCTCACATTGGACCCGTTTGTTGATCCTGAAAGCGAAACTTGAATCTCGGCATCGATGGCTATGTCACCCGTATATCGGAGTTGACCGTTGGATGGCATGTCGAACTCCGTCATGTTTGACTGAGTGGCAGTTGTCACCGAAAGTGCTGCATAAGGATCGCCGCTATTGACTGCTGTCGCTGACCCGGATGATGCAGCAATAGCCCCGAATGGATTGACATCGTGCTCGGTGACGTGCTGTGGGTACCAGTTGCCCGCTGTGTCGCTCACGATCGTCAACGTCTCGCCAGCACTAACTCGGACATCACCAAGCCCAGCAGGGCCCCAGCTTGAGCTTTGAATTGTTATGAAACTCGATGTGGCGTTGATTATGTTTTTGACGGTGATGTATCCAGAGGCAGGAACAGGCAGCGTGAACGGACCGCTTGCGCTGCTTATTATGTTGTAAAGCTTCGTGTCGGACACAGTGTTGCTGCTGGTGTCATTAAAGGATTGTCGGAAAGTGTGAGGCTCGTTAAGAGAAATCTCCGGGTTGGCCGATCCGTCTCCGTTGGCTACTGTCAGCCCAGTCGATCCGACAATAGACCTGACACTAGCGTTCCCGCTTCCGTCTATTGACAGAAGCCCAGCCGTTCCACTGAGCTCATCAATGGATCTGATGTTTCCCTCCGCATAGTTTAGCTGCTCCAGTGCGGTTATGAATTCTGTTCTGGTAGTAGTCGTCGATGAGACTGGCCCGTTGACTGCGTCTACTACAAAGTTTTGTGTATCATCTGGCATATTACCAAAGTCCTGAATGTGTTCCTTCTCGTCTCTGACCAACAGTCGAACCAGAGGTCACGCTATGAAGCCTGACTCTGCCATTGATCCCTTCAATCTTGACCTGAAAATAGGCTCCCCTTCGGTCTACCCGCAGCTTGTGAGTCCAATACTGGTACAAGTCAAGCTGTGTCCCAGAAGAACCAAGGACAGTCCCCGGGTCCGCACTGTCACTGTCCAGAATGACCGAGTAGTCCTCTCGCCCCGGGTTCTCGTGGGTGTCGTCTAGGTTTTGAATGTTCCAGTCACTGATCCCAAAAGTCATGTATTTGGTGCGGTCAGGAAATGTGTAGCTTGTGTTGTCCACAACAACTGTTTCCTCCTTCACTCCATCCACGATCCCCGTGACCTTGTATTCCGGGTCCCACGTGCTTATGAACATCTGGGCCTGCTGGAATCTTCGTCGATTGCCTGCCTCGAAACCATAGCCACGAGTCTTGATCAGGAATGCTATTGGTCGGTCTTCAACTTCGATGTTATCCGAGCACAGCACTTGGAGGTATGGATCACTGTTCCCATCAGGGTCTCTGACGCTGATCAGGATCGGTGAGCCGCTCACGAAGCGAATACCACAGCCATTGTCTGAATCAGTTGTTTCACCACTATTCCAACCGTCATCGGTGTAGCCTGTGAAAAGGTTGGCCCCAGCGATCTCGCAGTGATCAGCCTGCTGCTCGTCTCCGACACCCCAAAGCCATCCGCTCTCGGGGTCATTTGTGTTGACTGTGAGCGGCTCGACTATGTTGAGCCCACCGTCGATTATCTCCGTATCATTGTCGTCAACCAGTTCCCTGCGTCGAGTGGCCGTGATAGTTGTTCCATCGTTTACCTGAACAGTTGTTCCATCACTCACGTGACCCTTGACCATCAGGTCGCATGTGTAGGTCCCCTGAACAATAGGTCTGCCCTCCAGCTCTCCATACTCATACAGCCCAACTACACCATCGTAGTCCACGTAGTAGAGGTGCTCGGCCCCCTGAAAGTCGGCCACAAAAAAGTATTTGATTTTAATGGCATCACCCTGATCGTATCCAGCCCACGCTCCATTGATAAAATCGTAAACAAGGACAGCATTGTTCTGCTTGCCTCCGTCGATCGGGACAGACAGATAATACCTGTTCCGCCAGTAGGCCGCTGATGCCGTGTCCTTGGCTACACTGAAGTCGATCCGGTCAATGATTGGCTGCACAGGTGTGCTCTGTGGCTCTGAGACGCCCTGTAGCTTGTTTTGTTCGGTCAGTGCAAGGCTAACTACTCCTCGCTGCGATAGGAACCACAGATCGCTTCCTGCGCTTGCAACCGATCTCGCACCCACAATACCATACTCAGTTGTGACCTGATCAAGGACTGCGTTGTTCTCCCAATCGCCAACGAGGTTTGACACAGTGTAGATACTGGTGTCTTTAAATATGACAACAGTCTGATCGTTCCACTTATACAGGCGTCGAATGTTATCCGAGTCACCCTGATTGATTTTAAAATTATTGAACACGTCATAGTCTGTGTATGACAGGATGTCTGACACAGCGACATGATCTGACTTATACCCACCAGAAGGTCTGTGAGGCACTAACAAGCGATTCTGGAAGAAGAGTGTTGAGCTTGAATTCGGGATGTTGTTGAGGCCGCTCGCTGAAGGAGGAGCCTCCACAAACCCTTCGTCGATGGACGACATGATGAGCTGAGACTCATCAGGGCCACGCGACAGAATGACTTTGTCAAATGCCTGCGTGAACCAGTAATTGCTTTGGTATGTGTTGGCGGGAGATGAGAGCTGAACGCTGCACGGTAGTGGGGCTAGGTTGTTGCCGTATCGGGCTCTGTATATCTTTGGTGCATCCCCCTCGACGCTGGCCACGATCAGAATCCAGTCGGCCCCGTTTGGATCATTCCAGACTCCAATTCCGTAAACATTCCCGAGGTTCGCGCTGATCTGTCTGCCCCAGTTAATGTCGCCACCATCCCAGTTTATCGGCCACTCAAATCCATAACGATTGAACCACGCCAAAGGCATGACGCCTCGTCTGGGCTCTGCCACACCGTACCTAAACCTAGCGTTGATCGCCTCAGAAACCATGCCCGGGGGAAGCATGTGAGGCTGCTGCCTCATGTCTACACCCACGAAACCATTGTCGCCCGCCGTGATAGGCTGGTCATCGTTCTGCGTGTAGTTTCTGTGCTCTCTCATTGATAAAATCCGATCTTGCTCAGGAGCGCATCGAGAATCTTGTTGCTGTTTGCCCAGCTAAATCTCATGCCCCTCTCTGAAGCCTTAATAGCTTTCTCGACCCCGCCACTGTTATACACCTCTCTCATCCTGCTGACTAGACTGTCCGGATCAGGGACAGCCCATAGGCCGCCGTTAGCATAATGAGCCTCAGCCTGCCTCAGCTTGTAGTCCACCGGGTAGCCAACAGTCTCATCGAAAAACTCTGTTATACCACCGAAGGGAACAGCGATCACTGGTCTGCCAGTCGCCATCGCTTCGTGCTGCATTAGACCCCAACCCTCGCCCTTGCTCGCGCTGACAAAGCAGTCAAGACTGGCATACCAGTCAGACAGATCACGCCTTGTCCAAAACTGTCTCAAGACCTGTATGCGATCATCATCAACCTCCAGATCTGGATCGTCAGGGAAGCATTTGATGACCAGCCTGACATCCTTGACTCGCTTCGGGAAAGCCTTCTTCCATGCACTCAGAACGTCTTCAAATCCCTTCCTGCAGCCACCTGCTGCAGTCCTGCCCGCTGTGCCAAAAACAAACTCGGATCTCTTCTGTTTTGGCCTGTAGTGAAACACATCAGTGTCGATCCCCATGGGCACTTTGGCCATCGTTCTCTTCACACCCTGAGCGTTGAACAGGCACAGATTGAAGTCACTTGGAACAACAATCAGATCAGCCTGATTCAGATTGAGAGCCGCCTCTTTATGAAGCTGGGTGGTTTCCCACATAGTATTATAGACCACCCGCTTCTTACCTGACAGACCATAGGACGGGCAGTGTATGATCATCTCCCAGTCCTCTCGCTGCTCTTTATGCACAATAGACTCCAATACCACTCTTGGGATCGGAGCCTTGCCTCTCTCGCTGCTGACGGGCCAGCAGTTAATGTCTCGGCCCAACTCTGTCAGACCCTCTATAACGCGAATGAGATGCAGCGAGTAGCTGCTATACCCATCCACCACGCCTCGTATCACACCTCGATTAGACCTCATCCAGTCATTATAGAATTCGATCAGATCCTGTTAAGAATATTCTCGATAATGTTTTTGGTGCCAGAGGTTCTCTGTTCACGTATGACCGACTCCTTCACGCTCTGAGCCTTCGTAGCATCAAGCTGCTTCAGCTCCCTTTTGAAAGTCTGGGCAGCGGACACACCGCTGACTGCTGCCTTCTTCCATTGTCTTCCGCGCAGATGCGCTCCTACACCCAGAGCTGCGATCAGAGCGTTGGCTGCTAACCCTGCCCACGGAAACGGAGCTACATCCCCGACTACCTGTATGCCTCCCCTGATCGAAGGGTTCAATACCCAGCCGTTTGTCGAAACGACTGGGTAGTTGCCGCTGGGGGTAGCGACGATGTTGGTCGTCACTACCGGATCGTAGATAGCATTGCCCAGCGAATCGAGCTGCTTGCACCCAGTCACTAGGACGATCAAGACTACAACACACAGTAGTTTCATTTTGCGAGTAGCTGTCGGATTTTGAGACTGATGTAGATCAGGGATGCCGCGCTGATCGCAAGTTGCAAAACTATATCGATGTTGACCGCCCAATTGAGCAATCCAGCGATCGTCGCAAATCCTACTTTCAGATCATCAATGTTCACTTTTTGCCCTTGCGTTTTTGTTTGGCGCGAGCCTTTTTCGCGGCAGCTTTCCCTGCTTTCGTATACGGATAATGTTTAGATCCAACCTTCGGCATAATCTTTACCATTTCACTTTGCCTGCCCAGTAGGCCGCACTCATTTTTCCCTTAGAGATATTCTTAGCGTGACGCGCTTTGAACGACTTTCGACGCGCTTTTTCGCTTGCAGTCTTTGGAGACTTCCCAGCCCCCGACACACCCTGCTGGCCGAAGCGAATGAGTTTTACTTGCTCACCCGATTTAGCCAGCACAGCGTGCGACTTTGTCGGGTGAGATGGAGTTTTTTTGGGTTTGTTGTAGCCCTCAAACTTTTCGCCAGATCGTTCGACAGTCATATGCTATTCCGCAGGTGCTGGCACAACAGCAGCGTCAAAGCCAGCCAGAATATCATCGACCGAATCCATTGTGATTTGGTTGGCCGCATTGTATGCAGCGACCGCACCGGAAACCTGCATAAGCACAACTTCGGTGTTGTCACGGTTGACTGGTTCGTCCAATTCCTCCCGTGCGTTCAGCAGTGCCTTGGCTTTGCCGAGCAGTTGGAGGATGGTGGATTTGCCGTTATCAGCAGCAAGCTGTGCGTCAATGCCAGCTATCTGGCTTCGTAAGTATGTGATTTTTGGGTCCATAGTTTAAATTATTGAATTTGGTAGGTCATCGAAAACCTCAAACTGCTAGTCGCTGTGAAGTTGGCGTGAGTTACAGCAGTCGCACCTGTAGCCCCTGAGCCGTAAAGAATTGCGTTCGGTTGATTGTCCTCATTCAACAAATTTACAGCAGAGGTGAGTCCGGTCATATCGAACGCAACAACGGATGAGGAACCGTAGCTTGTCGCGGTCATATTGTGATTCGCGAATGGCAAACCCGCCAAACGTGCCGTCCCTGTGTCAGAGCCAACAGCTGACAGTGTTATCACGCCAGTTACAAAGCACGTATTACCTATTCGTGTGTAAACACCTTCCTGTGCAGAATAAGTGATTCCCGTTGACCCACCTCCAAAACTTATTGAAGGAGTCCACGTTCCAGTTGTATACACTGGCACTTCCCGCCCAGTCAATGTGACACTGGTTCCGGTTCCGACAAATGCATTGTCACTCAGGTCATACAGTTTGCTGGTGCTGGTGTCGTAGCGTTCTGCTCGGAAGTCTGCGAGGGTGCCGATTTCGGTGATGGTTAATGCGTCAAAATAAGCTACATCATCTCCACCAGCGTCATCAAATGTTTGTGCGCCGCCGTCGCTCAGTGTAATGCGGATGTTTGCGGAATTAGAAATAAACTCACAAGAAACTTTAGTCCATGCACCCAGCGTGGCTGTGGGCACACTGACACCTAAGTCCGTTGATGTGTTGGTTCCGATTCGGAATCCATCTACGTTCGATTGACCGGATGGGATGTAATAGAAGCCTTCTACTCTATATCGTTTTCCAGTGGAGATTTTAGCGTCTTGTATGTAATGAGTAGAGCTTCCACTATTGGTGGTGAGCTTGAGTATGTTAGACCTGCCCCCGATTGGCCCAGCTTCGTCGGAGTCAACAAGATTGGTTCCAGTCCATTCACCACTGGGTGTCGTATCCTGCGTATAAACCCCGCCCAACGCCCCACCCCACTCATCGGCAAATCCCAAATCATTGCCACGGGCGAGTTCGGCGATTTCGGAAGCTGTGAGTTCACGGTTGAAGATTTTGAGGCCTCGGATGGAGCCTTTTTTGAAGTTCCCGCCAGAGAATGACATCAGAGTCATGGCAGCGGATGAATTATTCAATCCACCATATGCTGCCTCATTCTGTTTTGTCGCCCCGCTGGTTATGTCATCACCGTTAACATAAACTTTCAGACTGTCAATCGCCGCTGGGAAGTCGTTTGAATAATTAGGTCCAGCTCCTTCAGACGTGATAGTGATGTGAGTCCATTTGTTGCTGTATGCTGTAAGGCTGGCTGTTTGAATGTATGGTTCATCCGTCCCATCGGAGAGGTTAAGTCGCAACCCACTTCCAGTCACCCATGCAACGAACTCTTTTGCTCCAGACTGATACTTTGCGACAAGACCACCAGCCACGGCAAAATCTGTGTTTACCCAAAAAGAAACGGAGAAAGGCAAATCATCGGTGCCGTTGTTAAAATGCTGCTTCGCATCGTGCGCCACCGTCACCACTGAAGAACTCCCGTCAAAATACAAAGCAGGGGCCGTGGTCTTCAGTGCATTTGCCTGTGCGTCCTCGTCAATGGAGTTGACGGACAGAGTTGACCGGCCATCGGCTGCTGTTGCTGAACCGTCGAGAATGTTGGCGACACTGTCAATCTTATACCATGTAGACCCATTGTATTTGACCACATCTCCAACAGTGTAAGCAATGCTACCAGACCCGAGGTCTTGAGTGCCAGCAGTGGTCACATCATAGTAATCCCCTGCTGTCCCAGAACCGTCAGCAAGTGAAGGCGAGTTGGTGTTGGCATTCCACTCCCCTTTTGGTGTGTCACTAGAGGTTGGCAAATAGGTAGCGTCAATCTTGTTGGTGCCACTGTTCAGAGGGGCAAGCTTGTATGTGGTGGGGGCAGCAACATAGGCAGCAGCCCAGTCCGCATACATATCGTTGCGGGACATTTTTTGGGTGCCATTCGTCGCTCCATCAAAGACTCCGTATGTATCCGAGGCTAGGTCGGTCGTAGTCTTGCTTATGTCTTTTATTCGGGTCGTTGCCATGATGTTTTATTCTGGGTCAGGTGCGGAGGTTGTTTCTCCGTCAACAATATAGTCTATAAGTGTGTCTCCGGTGTCCGTTAGGAAATCAAGAGACGTTCCGGTCTGGATGGTTTGTATTTCGACGTTTGTCAGTAGGAATTGGTCAGTATCAGTATCAAAGAAAGCCCCGGTGTCAGTCACTAGGAATTCCCCTTCCGCATCTGCCACGCTAACACCAGAAGCACTGGTGAGAATGGAAATGGATGCTACCGCTGTTCCGAATCCGACTATCATGCGTCATATACCGTGACTTCTCCGGAGGACACGGCTACAGACGTGGCATTGCCACATCTCCACCATGAGCCACCTTTGATGGTCACGTTGGTTAGGGAGCCAGAGATGTCGGTTGACGTGACGCTGGACAGTGTTGTGTCCGCATGGGCATACACCCACGAATACGTCCCGCCAGAGACAGTTCCTGCTCCTGATTGGTATGTTCCTGTCGCACTGCCCAGACCGCCGTCTGAACCTACACGGGCTGTGCGATAATTTCCGCTGGCGTCTTTGCCAGTCATTAAAGATGCTCCTGCCATAATTAATATCCTGCCACCTGTATTCGGGTTGTTTGTCCCTGCTGTGTGTGAAGCTTTAAGAGCTCGTGATCCAAAACGTCTCTAGCATCTGCCTCTGCGACTCTGGCTCGGTCAAGCTCACCGTTGTGTCTCAGATAATCCGAGTAAGATCCGCGCACTAAATAGTCGAAGAAAATCACCGGGATCGAAACTAGATCCCAGTAGCTCGGCTGATCTGTTGGGCTGTTGCTGCCAGCAGCCACTGGCTGGTTGGCGGTATAAAATTGTCCCTGAGTGTTGTCGTAAACCTGATCACCGACTGCATAAGAACTGGAGCCGCTATACAGGTTCCCTGTCATGGCAGGTGGTGATTTACGAAACCAGATCCACACTGTAGCGTTTGACTCTGCGATCTGAATTCCGTTCTCACTGAGATACCATGTCAGGTCGTCCTGATTCTGGTTCGATTTCGGTGACTTATTCCAGACAGAGAAAACTTCCCCTATTTCAGTCTGCCCTGATTGTTTGAGGTCAATGTAGTTTCCCTCATCGCCTCCTGTCTGGGTGACCGTTCGGGACTCTGTTACTGTGACCTCTGGCCACTTGGCCGCCTGCCACGCAAACTTGATCCGCCTGCTTGTGAAGTCTCTGAAAAGGTTCCACTCCAGCGTTGGCAGAGTGGCCCTGTCTATCCCTGCCAGATTCAATATCTGACCGAGGACTTGATTATAATTGAGCGGATCACGAGCCATAGCCTACTTGTATTTTTCCAGTGCCGCCGCTTTTGACTTTTAAGTCAGGGTTTTTGTCAGCAATGTATTTTCGGAAGCTGGGATCTTTCCAGATCTCCTTCCCTTCCTTCCTCACCCACTCCTGATAGACCTTATTGTCTACCTCCATGGTGGCTCGACCAATTCCGTCAACGCTCCTGCGAGACTGGTTGTCTCTGGCGAGTTCGCGCTGACGTTGTTCTGCTCTAGCCAAAATCTCCTCGCGGGAGCTATTGTATTTGTTCGCTAGAGCCTCCTTCACTGCCTCGGTGTAGTCTGACATATATGTTTAAAGTTTTACCCGGGGTGGAGTGGGCCACAGAGTGACCCACTCGGTCCCGAGGTGCGAATTGCTGGGTCGGCCAGCAAAGTGTTAGATGGTCAATTAAGGATTGAACTGAGCCAATCCGATTGGGTTGCGGACCTGAAGAGCTGCGCGAGCTTCGATCAGGAACCGCTCACCACCACCACGATCTTCAAATTTCTCGACGGCTGGATTCTTGTTGATCCGCAAGTCGATTTTGTCCATGTCCAACAAGTAGCCACGGCCAACGTCCTGAGCGGTCCCTGCAGCATTGTAGCCGATGAAGTTATCAGCGATGACCTCTACAGTTCCGAAGTCTCCCTCGAAGATAGTGGTGCTATTGCTGACCTTCTTCGCGTCACCAGAGAAATCGAAATTGCGGGAGCTGTATCCAGCAGTTGCGATGGTGCGCGTGAAATCTGTGAATGCTCGTCGCAGGGTAGCGTCACAGAGCAGTTTGTAGTCACCCATCATCCCAGTGGCTGACCAGATGGTCTGCAAGAGGGACTGGATACTGGTCTCGGTCAGAGACGCAGTAGCTGTGGTGATATACTGACCTGCCGCAGGTCGATAGGCAGCAGGAACCTGATGAGACGTTTGAGCTCCGATGTTGGCGGTATCACGAATCCACACGCCAAGGCCGCGCAGCAGGTATGGGTCACTGCCATCATCTGCCTGATGCTCTTGATCGGACAGACATGTTGCTTCCATATCCCTCAGCAGCTCAACGCCTTTCTTAGCGATTGCTTCGGCGATTTCATCGGACACACCTGCCACGTCTGACACCTCTTGTGCGAGGCGGGAGACCTGTGCGGTGCGGCGAAATGTCTGCAGATAAGAGCTCAGCAGGGCTCGGTTCGCAGCATGGTTCTCGTAACTTGAGACATCGGAGCCGTCAACAGTTCCGCCCAGAGATGGGGCGTCATACACGTCAACTGGCCACTCGATGTATGTGTTCCGAGGGGTAGCCCCTTTATTGACCAAAGTCATGAAAGGCGTTGCCTTCTCATCGACTCGTGTGAGCAAATCGAGCAAATCTTCGCGCTTGCCGATCTGATTGATTTCAAATAATCCTGCCATATCAGTTTTTTCGTTAGTTTATCATCGCAGCCTTAATAAAATCTTTTAGTCCACTTCTTGATCCGGTTTTGAAGACATCCGATTTGGCCTTTTCGATTCGTCTCGCAGAGTCCGATAATTCGGTCTTCTGGGACGATGGGGCTCCGGGCTGACGTGTGGGTTCAGGGGTCCTCGGTTTGGCCGCTGGCTTTTTCTGAGCCTGCTCTTGTTCGATGTAAAAACCGACTAGAGCTCTGGCCAAATAGAGATCGACATCTGGGAGGTTTCTGATCCCGGGATTCGATTCTTTAACCTGTTCCACCCACGCTCGAGCTGGACTTTCTTCATCTCTAAGCCAAGGGTATTTTGTTGCTGCAAACTCGAAGCTGCGTGCGTTCTGCAGAATCTGTTTTCTCCGTTTCGGAATGTCAGACTCACGCGAGAACTCAGCATTGAGGGCTAAATCCTCCAGCCAAGCCTCAGGATCTTCGGGGATGGAATCGATTCGTTTTTCGATCTCCCTCTCGACCTGATCAGGGTCTCGCCTGTATCTGGCTAGTGCTCGTTTAGCCCACCTCTCAGCCGAGAGGGCTTCGTCCTCCAGTCGGTCGAGGTCATCCTCAGTTCGGGCCTGCATGACCAGATCGGAGATGTTCGACTCACTGTCAGTTTGCTGCAGTTTCTTCGATTCCAGTTGTAGCGTTTTCTGGCTCTCTTCTAGTGCCATTAGCCGCTCCTCCAGCTCCTTCTTTTGAGCTGTCAGACGGTTGATACGCTTCTGGTACCCATTGTGCTCAGATTCCGTCTCCTCCTGACTTTCCTCAACTTCTGGCTGCGCTTCAGGCTGAGGGTCGTCAGGAACTTGTGGTTCCTCTGTCTCAGGCAGCGTCTCGGTCTGGGGGCTCAAGCTGTCCTTGAGCGCATTACGGAGAGCGTCCATCCCGCCAACTACAATTTCTTCCTCCGAGGGCTGGCTGGCCTCGGCTGTTTCGGTTTTTTCTGACATGCTGTTTTACGGCTGCAGGTGGCCGGACAGAGCGTTTTACGTTCGCTCAGACAACGGTTTTTGTTGGCCTCGGGAGCCTGTCAAAAGTTAGACTCACCTAACATTGTTTGTCAAGCCTGCCTAGTAAGCAAAAATAATTGAAAATAATTGTTGAAATGATACGCATGAGAGCGTATATGTTTTGGTGTCGGGCGGGAAGCCGCCCCACAACTTAGAAAGAAACGAAATGAAGCTTACCTACAAAAAAATCAAAGAAATTTGCCTCGAAGACGCAGAAGCGTTGAATGTTCACCACGGACCGTCTGGTTCCATTAAAGACAAAGTGGATTCCGTAATACGATGTGCTATGGAATGCAGCGATGTTGAGCGGGATGAATTGACAGAGAACCAAATAAGAACATCTAGAGGTTCCCTATAATTTAATTAGCCAGCACCAAAAAAATCAAATCAGAAATAAAACCATGAAAATGCCAACACCAGAAGAATTGAAAAACAGCAGCAAATTTGAGCTGCACCACACAGCCCTAACACGCCGATACATCTCTCGCAAAACGGATGGCTTTGTCACACCGTACCAAGGCAAATTCGGCAAGGGCTACACGTTGGAGCATCCAAATTGGGACAGCAACCGATACAGTTTTATCAGCTACTACATCCAAAAATAAAAACAACAAACCAGAAAAAAACTATGAACACAATCAAATCAGAGGTCATTACAGTCAATCCAGAACGAGCCAAGCTTTGGCTGATGCACAACACTGAGAACCGAAATCTCAGTAAGAATCGAATCAACAAATATGTCCGAGACATCAATGCTGGTCTCTGGCGGTTGAACGGTGAGAGCATTAAAATATCAGACCGAGGCATTGTTCTCGACGGACAACATCGATTGGAAGCTATTGTTCTGAGCGGAAAATCAATCGAGACTGTTGTTATTTTCGGCATCCCTCATGAGCGTGGTGTGTTTGAGACGATAGACGCTGGGCTTCCCAGAAGCGCATCAGATGCGATGAGGGTCGAGGGCATGAAGTACGCCACTGTGATTCCCTCCGTCGTACGAGCGATCGCCAACTATGATTCTGGCACAACGTGGGATCGGTCGATGAGTCATGTTGAGGTCAAATCGATAATCGACGGCGATTATGACAACTTTGAGCGAGCTGCAAAAGCGGCTGACGCGATGAAACATATCGTCGTCCCAAGTGTGTGGGGAGCGTTCTACTATATGGCCGCGAGAAGATGGCCAGAATCGATGGCCAACTTTCACGAGCAATCAAGCCACATGATCAACATCAGCTCTGGATCTCCAGTTATCGCACTAAACAGGTCACTATCCCTGATGCCAAAGAAGTCCAAAGCCGACAAAAATAAAATAATCGAGAGGTGCATTGTCGCATTTAACGCACACCTTCAAGGTCGCCAATTGGCGAAGATTAGTCTAGGGCCAAAACGTGCACAGATTTTGAAATGAACAATGACACACCAAAAGTCAGCGAAGCCGAAGAAGGCTTTTCTGGGAATATAAACCACGAGCAATGGCACCGCGCCTTCCGACTATTTTGGAAGAAGCGAGGAATCACTGAGTATACATTTAACGGAAAGGCTAATAATGAACGAGACACTACAAACACTACTAAAAACCTTTGAAGACTTGCTTTCGCTACCGGAGCAAGTCTCAAAACTGAGGCAAGCACATACTGGGAGCTTGCAGACTTTGCAAGCGCAGGTGGATCAATTGCAGATCCCGAGAACAGCACCTACGGGCCTGATGCGCTACCACTATGAACTGGACCCGAAGGATCCGGACGGAAGCTGGGCTCGTATCGTGAAGGAAGGCCAAGCGGAGCAGAGGAAAGACTTCTTGGAGGGAGAGGCATACTGGACGAGCAAGCAGGGGAAATCACCGTCGGGTTACGGGTGGTTTGGATCTGTGTCCATGCCCGTCATCACGATCGTGGCGACTGCACCGGAGTATAACTTCAGGAGCACAAAACGACTCCCGGGAAGGTTCAGACTGTGGTCACCTACAAGGTGGGGCAGCACCCTGCGGTTCCACTGTGACGAAGGCCCGACCTTGCATGACAACTGGACAAACTCTGCAGGTATAGCCTACGGGTTCAAAACCGATGCACCGATTGGCCTGTATGTGGAGCCTACCACGTATGTGGACGATCAGTTCCACGTCAGGCCGTTTGAGCAGTCTGTTGAGAACTGTCTTCTTGTCGCTCACAACGGGACGTTGCCGATATATCTGGCCGACAATCAGGATCGGTTCTGGATCAGGGACTGCAACATCCAACAGCACCAAGGCGCACAGGTTGGGATCAAGCATGGGCCACCCATCAAGACGAGCATCATCCAGCAGGCACCCATGGCCAACGTGTATCTGGCAGATCCGAAGTTTCTGGACCTGCAAATGGAGGGACCGCACAACGCACAGCGGCCACAGGCTGCGATCTTCGCGGCTGGAAACAACATCCACATGCGTGGGCTGAACCTGTATGGATGGCTTCAGGGTCCGTATTTGCATGGAGGCATGAACCGCTATGTGCAGGTGCAGGTCCACAAGTCCAACACGCATGATGGTAGGCAGCCACTGCCTCTGCACGAAGTGTGCGGGGTGACACTGAACAAATACCTGCCCGGAGAGGTAGCTGAGTGTGTGGGTGCGGGTGTGGCGAAGTATGTCGCGGCTGCGTATGTGGCACCCTCTACATTCGGAACGCACAGGAAGGGGGCTGGTTTGTATGGAGGCTAATCAATTACCAACCAAACCGGGACCATATTGCTGGCGCGAGTCAGACGGGCATGAGTGGGAATTGGTGACATTGTGTGGGTATTGTGTCGGCATCGGCAGGCTTTGGTGTCCAACTAAACGTGCATTTCACGACGACATGCAAGGCCAATGGCTCCCAGTCCCGACCGCCGAGGAGCTGGTGGAGTTGCAAGCCAAGGCGAAGGCGTATGATGAGGGGCAAGAGGCTTGGGCGGTTAAATGCCCTGCCGGTCAATTCGCCTACACCGGAACACAAGACGAATGCTCACGAAAGTGCGTTGACCTTAACGCAGCAGATATGTTTTTAGACGGGCAAGAATACACCTG